TACGTCTGGGGTCAATGGCAACAAGATGTCATCGACCATGTACGAGAATGGTATGTACTTTGTTTCTCATATAAGTGGGAAGATAAAAAACAGACCCACGTTGTTTCAATCGACGACTTCGATCTTTACAAAAAAGATTCCGAGAATGATTTCGAAGTTGCCAAAAAACTTTGGGAACTACTCGACGAAGCAGACATAGTGATAGGCCATAACTCAGATGCGTTCGACATAAAGAAAGCTAATGCAAGGTTTGCCTACCACAATCTAGGTCCGACTAGTCACTACCAAACAGTGGACACATTAAAAATCGCACGTAAATATTTTAAATTCAATAGCAACAGACTTGGGCATCTTGGAGAACACCTTGGGCTCGGAGGGAAAGAAGTTACAGGAGGATTCCAAACATGGGCAGGTTGTATGAAGGGTGACGCAAAAGCGTGGGCGACTATGAAGAAATATGCGAAGCAGGACGTTAATCTTCTCGTCGATGTATACGAACGATTACGTCCGTGGGCTACCAATCACCCCAATAGAAACGTGATCGACGCAACTTCACATGCATGTCCGACGTGCGGCAGCAATAAGCTGCAAAAGCGTGGTAACCGGCGGACTCGGACAATGACATACCGTCAACTTCAATGCTTGCGGTGCCGGTCTTATTGCAGGGAGAGAATAGCTTTAGTGGCCACTCGTCCCGAAGTTGTTTAATCTCTAGGTCTTAATGGACGCTCTGGATCTGCCTGTTTAATACGAGCAGTACATTTCTTGCACCGACATTTACCGATCAGGTAAGTAGCAAGAAACCCGTGACGTTTAAAATCAGACTGTTCCCATTCAGTCCATCCCCGTTCGTTTACCTTCATCAGTAATCTTCAGGGTTTTGAGAATCTCTCTTTAGTTGTTCTGCTATACGAGTCGCTGTATCTTTATCGAGTACCCATTCCCTTATAGCTTTGTCGCAGATTATTGCATACCCATTGATGGTCGGTCCTCCGACTATCCGGGCTGGCGTTTCTTCGATTGTTACATCCATCGTTATCTCCAATCACGATGCCGTAATCTATTTTACCACGTTGAGTGGTGTAAAGGGCGGGACACCGGGGTAGAAAGGAGAGAAAGGCCCCGATGTCCCATTACCGGTAACGACACCGGCTAGCCCTTAGCGTTCAAGTTAGCTCGCAATTCACGTAGTCTTTTAATGTTCTCATCTCGTGGAAGGTACTCCCGTTGGATCGGTTTTACTTCCATCTTCTCTCTCCGAATCATAGCGTCATACACTTGACGAAACTCAGAAATTGCAGGCCAATACGGATAGTCACGCACAAGTTCATTAATGCATTGGGTAACTGCGGTTTTCTCTAGGCTCATCAAAGATGAATGCCAGATCTTCAGTGTCCCTTCAGGCACTCGACTTGACTTCCACCACAACTGGGACATCAACAACAATACTTCGTCAGCTTCGTCATCATTCATTTATTGAGGGCTCCTCTAAACGCATGATCCATGTGGGTGTCGGCATAAAATATTCTGCGTAATCAGCAGCAGAATCAAAACCATTGAACGGTCCATGAACTTCATAGCCTTCACTCAGATTACCTATGACTACAACACGAGGGTCTGTTAGTTCTGGGTTATCTCCCCATCGATCATAATTTAATATGACTTCGATACTCATTTCTTTCTCCTTTATTTGTATCGGCCACAAGTCCAAAGATCCCACTTCGCTTCAGTCTTTTCAACGATATGAAACGCAAAGCGAGTTGACTGCTCAATATCAAATCGATCAGCCCATTCGTTCTTAAAAACTTCGTACCAATAATGTTTATTGATTTGAAATAAACCATGATCTTCGCCGTTATATGCATACGGATTATGTAACGACTCGCACCACGCAATCCCTAAAGCGTGCACACATTCATCCTCAAAATATTCGCAAACAATCGGTGCTATCTCAGGGTTTGGCGGTTCATGGTTTATGGCTGCGAAATCAAGGATCGACCAGATCGCCAACCAAAGATTCACTACGTCCCTCTCGCTGCAAGGATTTGCTCTCTAGTAAATGCATCATGTTCCACCAAAGGATTATCACGTTTAGTTCCCTTTCTTTTTTTCACTCTGTCTTCTTCACCATGTGTCCGCCATGCATGTCTACACCCGGCACACCTACATCCATTGGAGTAGTTATTCGCAGAGGGTTTCCCCTTGCATTTGTTTCTCACCCTTTCTTTCCTTTCTCAGTTTGAGAATACGTTTGCCTAACTTGCCATACTTTTCTTCTTGTTCTTCTTTCTGTTTCCTTAACGCCGTTTCGAACGCAGACTCAGTGAAAGCCCACGTCGTATCGAGTGCCGAGTAACAGTCTTCTAATGTCCAGCCTGCATTAATAGCCAGTTCGACTATATGTCTAATCCGTGCTGGTTTAACTAAAGGTTTTGCTTTCTGTGTTTTCCACCAACTATTTAACATCTCGGTAGTGTCAGTAAAAGCTGGGGCTTGTACCACCTTCAGTTTGATTAGCTCCCCCATTCATTCTCTCCTTAATGAGTTGTGCAAAGTTGTGCAATTCCATGACGACATAGGCTCCGCCTGTCCCAAAGTTTCGGCGCTTCACTAAAGCAGCAGCGAACTGTGCGTCAGCGTTTACCCTTTCTTGCTCTGTCTCTTTCATTATTTGAGACAAAGAAGACAAAGCATCTTTCCTGTTTTTGCATTCGAACACAAACTCAGGAAGATCGAGACACTTTATATCACCTACATCTTTAGTACCGACAAGAGGAAGGCGCATAAACTCATGCTTTGTGTAGCTCTGAAGATACCGAACACATTCGGTTTCCCAAGCTGTCCCCTTCTGTTTTGATTTGCTCATTAATTCAAATCGTCAGGCAAGTATTCTTCACGGTCGTTATCCATAAAGAAAAGCTGCATACCATTCTGTAGTAAAAAGGAACGGGCTTGCTGTAACTTATTGTTGGGATCCATGTTGTAGCCGGAAGGATGACGGTCAAACTGTTCGACCATTTTCATAGCTTCTAAATCAAATTGATCTGCAAATTCTTTAGGTACCACTACTGAAAAGATAGTTACATCTTCATTCAATATCGGTATCAGAATGCTATGTTCATCCATTAGAAAGGCTCCGTATCATCCTCGATTTCGAACCCTTTTTGCACAGCCGAAACTGCATGTTCTTGTACCGTATCACTCCGAGAACCTCTCGGTTCCCATCTCCATGAAGGGCCAGCATCATCAGCATATAACCGTAACTTCTTAACAGTTTTGCCTTCCTTGCTGGTCCATTCATCTTCCTTCATGCGTCCTTTAACTATGACTCGTTCGCCTTTAGCTAGCTCTGATATGCGTTCAGCTAATGTATTGAAACATTTAACATCGAACCAGTGAGTAGCTTTAGTGTCGTCCCGGCCTGTTGTTACAGCTACGGAAAACATTACGTTAGCTGTCCCTTGTTTAGAGAACCGTAGCTCGGGTGCTTGTCCTATATTTCCTGCAATGGTGATCTCACTCATTGTCTTCCTTTCTCTTTTCGAGAATATCTGCGAGAACATAGTTCCCGTCTTTCTTATGCCAGAGATGCAGACCTAAGCCAACTCTCATAGCACACCTTTTAATTCCATCCGATGCACACGCTTTCAAACGTGCTCCATCTGTCTTCCAGTTGCTCGGATTCTCGCACTCACCAACCTCTTGTACCGAGGTAACTCGTCCATCAATCTCAACAGTAAGAGTGCAGAGGCAACCAGTGAGAGTACCATCAGCATCCCTAACAACATCATTAATATGAAAATCATATGGTCCCAATATTCCTAATAGAAACTGTGTAACTATTCCGTGTGGCACATATGCTGCTGCGAACTTGCCCGGTTTAGTTTCCACATACCGATCTGAAAATGGAGTAGCTAACTTAGATAGCTGACTCATAATATTCTCCTTTTGTTTTAAGTATTTCGCTTATCGAATCTCCCATTGGGATCTCACATAGTGAACGGTGAGAGCAATAGTTACATTCCCAAGGAAGTTCTTCATCATTCCAAAGAGCCCTTAACCCTTCAGGTATTTCATTAGTAGCTAAAGAAGTTCCAGCTTGTAGCGCTTCTTCAGACATAACAAAGTTTGTGATCTGCCTTAACGTCGCACCACTCTGCTCAATAACATCGTCAATATCTATTATCCATTCAACCATGTCACCAGCACGAGCACTATCTTTCCACTTGCCCGGTGTAGCATCAGTACACACATAAATTATGTGGATGAAATTGTATTCCAACCCCATAGCATACGCAGCAGCTTGTAATAGATGCTCTTCTTTCGGACCGTCACGTCGAGCCATTCGAAACCCATAGTTCCTCATGGTTTTTATTTCGATGACTACCCGTTGGCTACTGTTATCTGTATAGATACCATCGGTGTGACCTGATCTCATGTACTCCGGCATTGACACAGGTACTTCAGCTATAAAATCTTTAAACGATTCGCTTTGTTGCAGAGCACATTGGATCTGGTGATGCAACGTGTTACCAATTTCTCTAGCTACTAGTCCGTTGGCAGCATTGTCGTAGTCAACTGTCGAAGCTGGTAGCTGGAGCCCATCGTAGATTTGTTTTCTGATACATGATCCGACACTTGAAGCTCTAAGAAAAGACCCATCTGCTGTGGGTTTTATCTCATCAGCCATGCCGAGATCAGCTATAGCCCATCGAGCCATCTCTATCTCTTGCATAGTTACCTTTCTCGTATCAGTTTACCAGTTACCGTGGTTCATGTTGCCCGTCAGTATTCATTTCGGTAAAGATTTCTCCGCAACAAGCATCTCCGCCGTTGACAGTTTCGAACCAGAGATTGGCAGCGCTATCCCACGAAATACGGATACCACAATGTTTACAGGTAAAAGTTACTTGTCGCATTTTAATTTCCTCTCGCTTCATCTATCTTCTGATCCCAATACAATGTCTCCGCATTGGCTTGGGCCTGAAGCATTTCCTCATACTCCTCATCATCAAGATCTGCATAAGGATCATCAGGTGGATCATCACTCAAATAAATCATGCCTCAAACCTTTCACCATCTATAGATAAGATTTTGGCATTGCGTACTTCGTTAGCAGCAAACG